GCATATCTGAACCGCATTTATTGCATTTCATCATTCGCCTCTTTCAAACCCTCGTAGTAGCGCGGCAGTTATATCACCGTTCACCGTCTGTTCTTCAGCAAGCCTATCCTGCACCTGCTGGTAATCATAGCCCTTTAGTCCCGTAGCCGTCTGTCTGTCAAGAATACCTATTTCAATATCGGTCTTCAATTCGTTAGAGAGGTCAGAACCGTTGACGGGTAGCGCGTCCGGCCAGATTATCTCGCCAGGATCAGGATTTAGTCCGGCAAGTATGAGCAGCCGTCTGTTCAGTTCTAACAGCGCATCGCCGTACAATCTCTGCTTGGTATGTATCTTATTTACAGCGTCCTGATAGAGTACACGCAGGCCGAAGTTCGTCAACGCGCCTAACTTATCACCGAGAGAATCAATATCAACGGTTCGCGATACGTCAAAAAATGACTGCCGCAGCACTTTGAAAAACTCGGAAGATGATGCAAGGTCTGATTGTAATTCCAGCGTCTTCAGCCATGCATCGCCGGAGTTGGCCGTCAGCATCTCGCCAGCGTCAAGCGAGATAATATCTCTGTTATCTGTTCCTAACCCGTAGGATAATAACTTCGGGTGCGCGTGTAACCGGATGATCTTGTTGATGTTAGACGCGATGAAGTTTATTTTGTTCTGTAACTTGATAAGGTCGTCAGTCAGGTCAGGAACGCCGTACACGTCATCAGCACTCGGTAAGTTCTGATTATTTAGTATTTGCGGAAAGTCGTACGGCCATACTTCGGACTGCATCAGTTCCCAACGCCCGCCCGTGCCGGATGATGCCATGTAGTCCTCAATCATCCATGTTCCGTTGTCCTGTACGCTGTGAACCTGTTTTCTCGCGATCTCTTTGCCGTCAGGCCCCACTGTATCAAACCGGATAGTATAGCGGATCACTTCCTCAAAGTCTTCTGGGCTGGTATCCATCGTTACCCACTTCGGATCAATCAGCACCAACCGCGCCCGTAACTGTCCCGACTTGCCTATCACACCATCAGGAACAGTCTTGATATATCCCGTGCCATCTTCTGATGCTAATAATCCCCAACGATGCAGAAATATTTCTTTTTTGTTCGCGTCCCATAGGTCGGTTAGGTATAAGTCCTCCGGCGTGTCATCGCCCTCACCTGGTAGGTCAAACTCCACCGAGTTGCCGAATAGCATGGATATACTACGGTCAATGACCAGCCCAGAGAAGTTGATAAATACGTTATCGTCCGTCTTTCCTGGCTTCGGTCGGATGGTCTGCTCGTGCCGTCCCTCACGGTAGTTCCTGCGCCGTTGCATTTCCATCACGCGCACAGATTGATTAGGTTCTGCCGGACCTAAAAGGAAGTTTATTAGTCCGCTTCTTACGCTGTCAATAATACTCATTTATCCCTCACATATCAAACGGGTTATCTTTTACCGTTGCTCTGTTTCGTGAAGCCCATACCATCAACGCTCTCGCCATGACGGTATCATCGTGCATACCTTCCGGCGCGTTGTATTGGCTTCTGCCTGTCGTAGCCGATACTTTACGCTCATACGCTTCAAGCTCGCCAGTCCAGATAGGGTCGTTTTGAAATTGCCATTCTGTCTTTTCAAATGCTAACGCAAGATTTTCAACTAAAGGCGATTTAGATTGCGCGGTAAATAAAAACTTAATCACATTCACAGTCTAACTCCATATGGTATAATTCTCATATGACTAAAAAATGTATTGCTTGCGGTAAATTGTATGAACCAAGAAAAAGAAGTTCTGAACGGGAAAAAACTCAAAAGTTTTGTTCTCGTCATTGCTACGATCTTTATCGCTCTTCCAACGCTGGCAAAAACAGAATACGTATTGAATGCGCAAAATGTAAAAAGGTATTCTTTAGATGGCCATCTCAGATAAACGAGAATAACATTAATTACTGCTCCCGCCGTTGCGCCAATAGTTCTAATTATCATAAGAAAAATGAATACCCGCCAAAAGTAGAAGCGCATTGCTTAAATTGCGATAAGATATTTTATATTTATCCATATAGACAGCGCAAAGCGAAGTTCTGTTCAATGAACTGTTACTTTGAATATAAGCGCGGAGATGAATCAAACTCTCATGCCAAAGATGTAGCATATCGCCACTTCCCATTATCTTGTGCGATTTGCGGGTTTGATGTTGCAACAAATGTTCATCATATAAAATCTCTTTCAGACGGCGGAAACAATTCATTGAATAACCTTATTATTCTTTGTCCTAATCATCATGCTATGGCTCACCTAAACCTGATACCGGAAGAAAAACTAATCCGCTTAAATCGCGACTTAGTTGCTCAAAAATAGGATCGCCAACGCCAGTTGAATCTACAAGTAAAGTATTAACATACCAGGTATTACAAAATAAACTAATACGCATGATTTGATATTGATAGTCTACTTTATTATACCTATCACGTGCTATCTCAACATGACAATCGGCGCAACCCGCACTAATCGCGGTATAGTCATGCTGTTTAGCCAGGTCAAGTCCCGCTACAATGTAATGTCCCTTGTGTTCCTCTGGCGTAGTAATTGGAGCATGAATACAATTATTGATATTACGAATAACCGCGCCCTCGCCCTCTAAAAACTCCGCAAGTATTTCCTGCCTGTACGCTTGTTCTGTCATATCAGCGCGTAGGTCTTCAAGTGCCTCTGCTGATAAGTACGGGTTATCTAAACTTGTAAAATGCCATGCTTTCCAGCGTTTTGTTTCATCGGTTAAAGCCATGTTATACATTTGAAAAGCATGGTTTCTTAAGTTCGGAGTGAATATAAACACAGCATCGCCATTGTTATCTGCTAACATAGGCATACCGACAAGTTCCCACGCATCCGGTTTCATATATGAATATTCATCAAGTATGAGCAGGTCGGCGAAGTCCCCACGTAAAGTGTCGGCGTTGTGCGCCGTTTTACAGCGTATTCTTCCGCCATTAGGAAACTCTAATAAGCGATCTGTTTCGTTCTTCTCAACTATCTTGCGCGCTATCGGTTCTACAAAATAACTTTTGACACTATCCCAAAAGGCGTTAGTCTGGTCTGATACAGGGGCGGCTTCCAACACCCTGCGCCCATCCATAGCACCTATAGCTGCTAACATAGACGCGCCCGTTGTCTTACCGCCGCGCCTGCCAGCGACAATGATTTTACGCTTAGCACTTGACGCGATAAACTCTCTTTGCTTCTCATGGGGTCTCGGTAGTGTTATCTTGTAATTCATCGGCATAGTCAACTAAGAACCTAATCTCACCATCGTGTTCAATATCAATAGACTGCTTAGGGAGTCCTATCTGATACTTGAATATCAACTCAACCGCCCAGCGTTCACCACGCTTTGCTAAATAAATAACCTTGTCTATAATATCCAGAAAGTCCTTAGACTTCAGCCGCGCAGTCAACGCTTTGACGCGCTTCTGCTCTGCGCTTAGTGGTGGCCGCCCTGGCCCGCCTGGATTACCCTTTTCAAATCTACCCATTTTCCGTTTTTCTTTCGTTTATTCGGACTGCTTTTTGGAATTCTTTTTCGTCATAAATGACAACTCGCAAATATCTATCGCCATAGCGCAAGTCCGTGAGAATGGCAGCGGTATCAGTCGCATATTCCTGTAAATCCAACCATACTCGCGGACCATCGTTCATCGTCTGCACTTTGGTTACTATCGCCTCGAAGTCTGTGATTGGTTTTAGTTCAGGCATGTCATCCTATACTGTATTTCCGCATATGCGAGCGGACTGCACCACCAACCCGTCAGTCCGTAATGTGTCCCGAATACCGAGTATGGCGCGGTCTTTTGCATCATGCGCTCATAAGTCCAGATGCACTCGCGGTCATTATCGGAATAGCCCGTTATCATGTTTGCGCTTGAACAGGATCGTCTTTTTCTTGTACTGTTCGGTTTCAAATACATTGGTCGGCTTTACATTACTTTGAATATCCATGCCTGCCAGATCGTACAATTCCTGCGCACTCTTTAGCCAATAGTT